GGACTTTGGTGATACACTTTTAAATAGTATTACAGGCAATATAGTTGATAGCTTTTCAGCAGGAATCACAGAAGGTATATTTGGAAAAGAAGGCCTTAATCTTGAGAGTATGTTTAGTGGTTTATTCGGTGAACAAGCAGGTATAGGCTTTGACCTTTTTGGCGGTAGTAAAGTAAAAACAATTGGAGCACAGCCTACTGGTAGGTCTGGAGACCCAATCTATACTGCTCCCGATCCTATGGCAGGAATTACTTTACCCCCTGCTGGAAACAACCCAGACGAAGCAGCTGTTGGACAAAAATCAATATTTGGTGACTTTACTACTAAAGTAGAAGAAGTATTTAACGAAGGTGTTGAGGGATTTAAGGGCGCATTTACAGACCTAGGTGATAGCTTTACAAAACTTTTTACAGGTTTTGGTAATTCTATTACAGGCTTATTTAGCGGAGGCGGAGGCGGCGGTGGGCTAGGCGGCTTATTTAGTGGTATTAGTAGTTTATTTGGTACTTCAACAAACTTTTCTATTGCAGCCAACCCTATGTTTGGTGGATTCTTTTCAGAAGGCGGCATAGTACCTGGTGGACCTGGTGCGGTGCCTATAGTTGCACATGCGGGTGAAATTGTTCTTAATGAAGCTCAACAATCTCGTGTAGCAGCCGCTATGCAATCTAGAGATAGTTCTAGTCAACAGCAAGTGAATATTAACATTACAGGTGATATTAGTAGACAAACTCGTCAAGAGATTCTAACAATGAGTCCTCAAATTGCAGAGATGGTAAGAAATAATTTCATAGAAAAGAGAGTCTTAAAATGACATATAAATTTTTAAATAAATATGATTATACAACACCACTGAGTGTTACCTCAAATGAGGCGACTGTAACTTATGATTCAATAAACTTAAGGCGTAAGGTAGTAAGAAAAAATGCACAACGCTTTGAGTTTGATATAAGTTTTTCAGCAGGTAGAGGCTCTACTCTAAACTCTGACTTAATGGCACATTGGCTAACATATGGAATGGAAACTCCCTTTTATATTGATACACCACAGCCTTTATACACAGAGGAATTAACTATTGGGGGCTTACCTATTAGATCATCGGCGGGATATATTGCCTCTAATTCTCAAATTCAGATTTACTCTAGTGCAGCCTTTAATATACCTGCTGGTAGGTTTATTACTTTTTCAGGACATAGTAAAGTTTATGTAGTAAAAGAAACTCTTTCAGGAACTAGTGGTGTTCTTAAAATAGCACCACCTTTAGTTTCTTCAATTGCACAAGATGAACAAATCAAGATTACAGATGTAAAAGCGCTTGTTCTTAATGAAGCTGAGAACTCAGTAATATCTTATGAAAGCGGAATTATGCAGACTGCAAAGCTTAAATTTGTAGAACACTTAGGCTAATGAATAATTTTGATATTAATTGGACAGAGGATAACGGAATAGTAATCTGTTATTCCTCTTTTCATACTAAAGTTACAAAAACAGTATATAGGGAGTATAAAAAAGAAATGATTAGTATATGTAAAGAATATAATTTTCCAATTATATATTGTATTGAACCCCTTAATGATATAACATTAAATAGGTTTGTTCAAAAGCTAGGCTTTAAAAAGGTAAAAGCCTTTCACAAAAATAAAGAATTTTTTAATTTATACAGAATGGATTCAATATGTTACAAATAAGTAGCACACTTTTAGATGCTATCTCAGACCCTACTATCATTCCCTACTTCTTAGTTAAATTTGAGTTTTCGGCAGACTCTGTTAGAATTACAGATGCGCCATACGACATAACATACAATGAAGAAATATATAGTGCAGATGGCAATTTAAATAGTGTTGCCCCACCAAAAACAGAAGCAGATCTTTCAAGAGATTTGTTTGAGATATCTGTAGGAGACCCTACAAATTATTATCGTAGTTTATTTTCAACAGAAAGTATTGGTAGAGTTGCTTCAATACGTTGTGGCTTTATAAACTCAACTACAATGGCACCTATCAATGAATATTTAAATGTGTATACTGGTAAAATAAGTAAAATAAGTTGGACATCTAATCAGGATTCACCTATTGTAGTTATTGAATGCTCAGGCCCTTTAAATAAATTACAACAAATTACACATGTTTCAACTAATACCGCTAGTCGTAAAGAATTAGGATATACAGGAGATACTAGTATGGATCTAGCATATGATTCTGAAAACGAATCAACAATTAAGTGGGGAGGTAACAGCTAATGAGTATTCTCCAAGCCCTTCAAATTATATTTACTGTTGTATCTGTAATTTATCAGCAAAAACAGGCCAGTAAATTAAGAGCAGCTGCAAAAGACAGAGCAGCAACAAGAGATGTTAGGCTGTCTGGCTCTAATTCAACAATCCCAATTGTCTATGGCTATTCAAGGGTAGACCCTATTAATGTATATACAAAATCATTTAATAGTTTAGCTTCACTTGCAGGATCTAATCCAACAGAACAAGTTGTAAGACAGGCCAATCAAACAGGTAAAGTAATATTATTTAATAATACAAAGGCCTTTCCAGTTTTAATTACTTCAGTAATAGTAAATTCAGCTGGCTCGAATTCTATAAATAATAATCTATTTTCAGTTTCTGGATTAAATGGCATAGGTACAGAGACTGAAATACTTAACAATCAAATTGTTGATCCAAGATTAGGTCCTCATGACCTTACAAAAGATCGTTACACAGGTGATATATTAGCCGGAACTCAGCAATTTTGGCCTGGGGTTGGAAATATTAATCTTCTTCCAGGTCATTCTTTAGTAACTTATAAAAATGAAACGCAGTTAATAGTTTACGATATAGGTTCAGAAGATGTCTCAGCAATAACATTAGGTGCATTATCCCCTTTTTCAGGTTCTAACAATGAATTGCTTGCTACTCAAAATGTGTTATCAGCAGCCTCTTTAAGTAAAGTTGTTTGGGCAGATATAGATAATGTGACTCTTGATAACGATGCTTATAAAAATTGGATAAAGCTTGTTATAAATCAAGAGGGATCATCTTTATCTGGGGCAAGTCAAATTGACTCAGCAAGACCAAATGCAACATTTGAGAATTTAGCTTACACTACTGAATTCTTTAAAATGAATAGAGATAAACCTCAATTTGCTGGAAAACCAACTACTTCTTATTACGTAGAGGGCAGAAGAATAAGAACACTAACAAATAGTGTATTATCCTCAGAAAGGGTTTTTTCTAATAATACAATTTTTGTTTTGTTAGATTATTTGTTAGATTCTGAGTTTGGACCTGGACTTTCCCAATCAGATCTTGATCTTGAAAGTTTTCAAATTGCAGCAGATATTGCAAACACCGTATTAAAGACAGGTATAGAAGCAAAGGGTTATATTTTTGAAAAACAAGGAATAACAACTAGAGATATTAAGCTACATGAATTTAATGGAATTACTCTTTCAGATCAAGACCACTTTTCAAATATAGCAAAAATACTTGATACAATTGTAGGCTCTATATTATATAGAGACCCCGCTGGTAAAATTAAAATAAGTATACCTAATCCCTATATAACTCCAGAACAAACTAGCGTTGGTTCAATTACAGACACATATCTTATTGAAGATGTCTCATTTTCACAAGCAGATACAAATAATAGACTAAATCAATTAAAAGTTAATTTTAATAATATTTCTAAAAACTTTACAAATGATTCTTTTGAAACTACTAAAGCAGACTATAAGCTACAAGATAATAATATAAGACTTATTACGGAAATAACTGCCGAGGGTGTTAATAGCGTGTATCATGCTGAAGCTCTTGCAAACGTAAAAATAAATGAATCTAGATTAGATTCTTATGAATTTAAAACTAGTCATGAAATGTTAATATATCAGCCAGGAGATGTTGTTAGACTTAACAGTGACTATCATAATATTGATCAATATATTCGTATTACGGGTATGGATATGAATCCAGACCTAACTATTAATTTTACGGGTATTCAATACAATTCAGATGTATATAACCCTGCTGTTGAAACAGTAAGTGAATTAATAAATTATGATACTTTTGATTTTAGTATTAAACAACCAAGTAATCTTCAAACAGCAGTACTGACAAATAATAACACTCTTTTTAATAGTATTGAGCTTACATGGGAAGATGCAGATGATATTAATGTTAGAGAATATATTATTCAGGCAGGTACTTTTGATTCTGAAAATCAAGTATATGTATGGCATCAACTTGCAGTAGTCAGTTATGGAGTGCAAAGATTTGTACATAGTCCAAATGTGCCTGCAGCTTATTTTTACAGAATTAAGTCAAAAGGTAGTGATAGGTGGATACTCTCTTCTTCTGGATTTATATCTCTTCAACAAGTCCTCGGTGGCTTGAGTGTTACTTCAGAAAGAGAATCTATTACTATAAACAGATCTGTTACAAATAGTGTAACATATCCAACTAGTGATACTATTTCTTACTCTGTAAATTTAGGAAAAGAACAAGGCACTTATTCAAGTACTGGTAACTTACCATCAAAAGGTTGGCGCATTATTACGCCTTCAGGAAACCTAGCAAACAATCAAGGTACTTTTACTGTAAATAATAACGGTACAGTTACACTTAATTTTAATCAACAGCTTGGAAGTTATGTCCCTACAAACACATTAATACTTGAGATTGTTGTTAATTATACTGTTTCAGAAGTAGATATTTCTAGTAATGAACTGGTACACGTTAATAAAGCAATTAACATTAACGAGTTTAAAGACTCTTCCGATGTTTTAAATGGTATAGATGGCCTTAACGGTATAGACGGTTTAGATGGCTCAGACGGTTTAGATGGTACAAACGGATTGTCTGTTGTGCAACTACAAGTTTTTAAAAGGTCAAGCTCAATCCCTAGCACCCCTACTGGTGGTTCTTTTGACTTTGACACTTTATCATTAACACCACCATCAGGATGGCTTAAAACTATACCCGCTGGTACAGACCCAGTATATACATCTTTTTCTGTAGGCTCTGTTTCTGGAGGCTCAGGTACGGACTCAACATTAACATGGTCTTCAGCTGCCTTTTTAGTTCAAAATGGAACAAATGGCTCAGATGGTTCTTCAGGTACAAATGGTATTTCTACATATCAGGCACCAATTTTTAAAAGAAGTTCAACTCAGTTAGATGCACCTACAGGTGGTGACTTTAACTTTGGAACAAATACTTTAACTCCGCCAACAGGCTGGTCAATAGCAATACCTTCGGGTACAGACCCTATATACAGTGCTAACTATCAATTTTCAATTTCAGGAGACACTGGTACAGACACAGCTACAACATGGTCAACACCTAACGTAATAGCTGAGAATGGTTCCGATGGTTTAGATGGTTCCGATGGTTTAGATGGCTCCGATGGCTCCGATGGTTCAAATGGCTCCGATGGTTTAGATGGCTCAGATGGAATATCTACATTTCAAATTGCTATTTATAAACGCTCCAGTGTGGCTATTACTACTGTACCTACAGGTGGAAGTTACAACTTTGGTACGCAAGTTATTACTACACCAACAGACTGGACTTCAACTGTACCCGCCGGAACGGATCCTATTTATATCTCAACAACGTTAGCCTCTATTCAAGGTACAACAGGTATTGATAGTTCTCTTTCTTGGACTGTTCCTACTTTATTTGTGCAAAACGGAGCCGATGGAACTGATGGAACTGATGGAACTAACGGAACTAATGGAACTAACGGAACTGATGGGGCTGATGGAGCTGACGGAGAGCCAGGTGCTCGTGGACCGGGTTGGTGGAGAATTGTTGAATCAGCAACTCAAGCGCAATTAGACGGGTATAACTCTACAACAATTAGTACAAAATTTACTACTTATACTGGCTTTGCGCCTGTTGAAGATGATGTGTTTATAATTTCAGGAACTTCACCCGCAGTTAAAGCATGGATTTTTACATCAGGTAGTTGGGCTGTACAAACAGAATTTATTGATGGTAATTTATTAGTTGCTGGTACAGTAACTGCTAATAAAATTGACAGTAGAGGATTGTCTATTAAAGATGATCAAGGTACTATAATTTTTGCCAGTGGCAATGCGTTAGATCCTGCTAATATTAATGTCCCTTCTACATGGGATACCACAACTAATACAGCTGCTGCCATTAATAACCAAGGTATCTTTGCTACTGCACCTCAACTAGATAGTGGAAATATTAGCACTTATATAGCTGACCTATCAGTTGATACAGCTAGAATTGGTGATAACGCCGTTACAACTGCTGTATATGGTTCTTATAATGGTTTTAATAGGTATTGGTCAGGCTTTGTTATTGGTCCATTTATAGATACCTTTGCAAGTATTAGTTTTAATGCTCAGGCCGGAGACATAGTATTGCTAGAGGCTACGTATGACTTTAGAATAAATTCACTACCTCCCTATATATGGGATCAATATACTTACATGAGTTCATTTAAGGCACAACTTGTTTTTGATGGTGTTAAAATTGTTGAAACTCCAGCTAAAACTATTCAAAACCTTAATGGGTCAGGCCCAGGTACTGAGATTTCTCATATAGAAGAATGGGCAACCAAGAAGGTTCTCAGGGCAACAGCAACTGTAGGCACCTCTGGAAATCAAACTTTATCTTTAAGAGGAGAAGTTTTTGCGCTTTCAGGTGGTTCTGGTAATGGTGGTTCATACGCGCTTAATGGGATTGTTCTTAGTGCATTTATACGGAGAAAATAATGACATTTAAGTTTTATGCAAGAATAAAAGATTCTGTGTTAAAGCAGGGATATGGGCTTGATAATGAATCTTTAGAGTTTACAAAAGAGCAATACCCTGATGAAACATTTATTGAAGTTGATTTTTTAGCCGATCCAAGCTTATATTATTTTAGTGATGGAGTAGTTAAGAAAAAACCAGAAAAAGAATCTAATAGCTTTTTTTGGGATGAAGCAACTTTTTCTTGGGTTGAAAGTTTAGATCTTAAAAAGTTTGAAATTAAAAAATATAGAAATTCATTACTATCTGCTTCTGACTGGACTCAGCTCCCGGATGTGCCTGAATTAACTAAAGCTAAATATCAATCATATCGGCAACAGCTAAGAGACATAACTTCACAAGAAAGCTATCCAACAGATGTAGTATGGCCCACTATTCCTCAAGATTAATACAAAAACAAAATTAGCAACAGTTAAACAAAGATTAAGATATAGGGTATTAACAAACATTAAAAAGTTATGCCCTATACTTTAAGTATTAATAGTGATATCCCTTACTACCTAGTGTAGTTTTAATTTAACTTAGCTCCACCTGCGGGTCGAGTAGGAGAAAAAAATGGCAAGAAGCAAAATAACATCTTCATCTCAAGATTTAATATCAGATGATGGTGCGGTGCTGGTATCTGTTATTCAAGGAGAACAAATTCATTTGAATTTAACTCTAAATTGGTTAACTAATATTAGCAATTATACCCTAATATGCAAAGTAGTAGAGGGGCTTAACGACGGGCTAGGCACAAAGCCTTTGCAAGTTGCAGGTAGTCCTGTGATTACAACACTACCAATCTTAGAAGCAACAGATGAAGATAATCAATTTAAACTAGTAATTCCAGAAACACTAAGTGATACTTGGTCAGTTGGACCAGCCCCTAACAAGCCTGTGTATGGGTTTATTGATTTAGAGATCAGAGACACGGGAACAGGAAGTGGACAACAAATATGGAAGCCTTTTAGAGGTTTAGTTGAAGTTAGATACTCACCAACAGAAGAGGTATAATTATGTCTAATTATCAATTAAATGTTACTCAGATTGGTATAGACCTTGATCTTAGTGTTCAACAAAACATTTTAAATGTAGAGACGGTTGACTATCAACTTTCTTTATCAAGAACAGGTGGTCAAGGTGCTCATGGATACAGTACTTATGATTTAGCAGTAATTGAAGGCTATACAGGTACATTGCAAGAATGGTTAGACGAACAGGCGGCTACGTCTGCTGCACTTAATGCGCTTGTTGCTTCTGCTGCAACTAGTGAAACTAACGCTGCAACTAGTGAAGCTAATGCAGCTACTAGTGAGACTAATGCAGCTACGAGCGCAAGCAATGCCGCAACTAGTGAAGCCAACGCTTCTCTTAGCGAAACTAATGCTGCTACAAGCGAAAGTAACGCAGCTACAAGCGAAACCAATGCAAATGCCAGTGCCGTTGCTTCTGAAGCCAGCGCCAATGCAGCATCAACCAGCGAAACAAATGCAGCTGCAAGTGCTGCAACAGCTTCACAAAAAGCTATAGATGCTAATAGTTTTGCAATTAATTCAGCCGCTAGTGCCGCTACTGCAACAACTAAAGCTTCTGAAGCCCTTACTTCTGCAACTAATGCACTGGCAAGCGCAACAGCGGCAGCTACAAGTGAAGCCAATGCTGCTACAAGCGAAGCCAATGCCGCTAGCTCTGAGACCGCTACAAGTTCCTATGCAAATAGT